GTGTAGATACCGCCAGACGCCATGTTGCCCCGGCCGCGCAGCTTGCGTTGCTCGCCGCCGCCTAGCATCAAATACCCAAACGCATCGCCGCAATGCGAATGTTCGTTCTTTACTGGCATATCTTTGAACCGCTCTTGGCCGGCGCCCAGGCTCTGACGCTTAAAATAATACCCGCCTGACAGACTTTTGCGCAACCGCAAGCAGCGTTTGTCCACAATTAATCCAGGTTTGCCCGCAATAAGCCTGGACATAGGCGATGCACCGGCTTCCCGGCGTACCTGAAACGCATTGCTTTCTGTCGGCTGAGCTTTAAATCCCAGGCTGCGCAAATGGTCAAACGCCGTTACCTCATAGATTTCATCACGTTTATTACCAGCCGGATCACCCCAAACCAATATCTCACACTTATTATACCTTTCAGCTATCCTGGCAAGCAGCTCTTGACCAAACCGTTCTAGCCCCATATCAAACGTAACCAGCTCATCCAGCACGCGCCAGCCACCGCCAGATGTGCGCTGCCCAAAGATAGCCGCCGGCGTCAAACCAAAGTCGACGCCAATCTGTACCGGGAAGTATGGGTCAACTTCTGTATTACCGCTCATAAGCTCATCATCATATTCAGGCCAGACCGGCCGGCCCTCTTGAACAAATGTAAACTTGCCCTCAGCATAACACCGTATCCAATCCAGGTTTTTACCACCAAGCAGCTGCTGATAGTAACCCGGCGGTAAATTATTCCTGTTCTCAGCTTTCGGATTTATCTGCCACCAACGGCCAGCACTATGAATAAAATCCTGTGCCTCCGGGTTCTCAGGCACTTCGTCCGGGCTCGCTTGCACAACGCCACCAGGCTGCCGAAAAAAGTTCCAAGCATACTTTCCACGAATAGGCTCTTTCTCCGATACAGTATGATACCAGTGATCATTGTCAGGTGGATTTGTGTCCATCCAAATGCCGTACCAAGTCGGGCCGCCATCCGCTTTCGTAGGATACCTGCCTACCCGGTGGGTAAGGCCGTCAATAACAGCTTTAGGCAGCTCTCGGCACTCATTGCACCAGGCGCCGGTTATCTCAAGAGATAACAACTTCCTCACCGATTGCGGCGTATCTAACGCCAAAAATATAACCTCACAGTCAATACCGGCAGCATCACCCCTGGGCGGCAGCTTCAAATGATGTGTAATCGGCGGCTGCCACCTCATGCCTCCCCATGTAGACTCAGGAAAAAGCTCCTGCCAAGTCTTAATTGTTGTGGTTCTGAGTTCGGGGTATGTATTTCTAACAACCACAAAGCGGCTATATCGAATACCATCCCTGGGGGATGGCCGTTGTCTAACAGCTCGCAACATAATCTCAGCAGCACATCCGTAGCTTTTTCCGCTTCCGACTGGCCCCATGAGCCCTCTAACGAATCCGTCATCGTTTAAAAACTTCCATACTGTAGGACTTTGCGAAAAATCTAAATCCAAACTAGGTGTCTCAGCCACGCTTCAATTTCCTTATGCTGTCGATTAAATACTGGTCAGCCCTTACCTCACCCTTCAACATCTTCTTTATCTTATCCTTCGGCTTGCCAAACCGATAGCTAATCTCCTGTTCGCTCACCTTCGCCTCCAGCATCACCCTCATCAGCTCCAGACCCTCTTTCCTGAACGGCGCTTTCATCCGCATCCTCCACTTCTATAACCGGCCCCTTCATATTGATACCCACAATACTAGGCTTGTCCTCGTTCTGCTCAGCATCCAGCATACCAGACGCTTTTGCAAGCACCCGCAGCACACTCACCTTATCGTGCATCTCAATCGTTACATCATCACCGCGCACACTAATACGCTTAATAGCACGCAGCGCGTGCTCTGGTATCTCATCGAAAGGCTTAATACTGCCATCCAAATTAACAATATCCGTAATGTTGGCAGTACCCAGGGCTATAAGCTCCTGGGCAACCGCCTCTTTGTTCTGGTGCAAAGTCTCACTACGCCCTATACGGCGCTGAACCATCTTTACACCACCAAACCGGCCTATCGGCGGCCGCTTGTCAGAACCCTCTGCCATTAGAAGTTTATCTCATCATCCAATCCACCAGGCGCAACCGCCGGCTGAGACGGCTGCTGCTGAACACCCTGGCCATCATCCTCAAACAAATTCAACCAAACCTCACCCTCGGCATTAGGCAACGGCAAACTCTCCAGCTTAATACGAACCTTGCCGTCCTCACTCTGAAAAGCAACACCATGCTTTAACCAAATAGGCTTGTCTCTCCCAGGTATGTCCTTCGCCTGACTAACATTAAATCGCTTCTTACTCATTTATTCCTCCAATAAAAGCTCGTAATCCTCATAAACCAATATAGGAGCTGACGAGCCAACACAACTCCTGGCTATATTGTAATCAAACCATTCCCAAGCATCATCAACAGTCCAATCGTTCTGCCTCATCAACTCAGCAACAATCCTCTCTATACTGTAAACCATCAGGTTGTCATAGTCAGCACCAACCGCAACACCTAGTATGGCTTTGTCCATCCCCTCAATCTTAACAGTAGACATCAACACAACCCCCATGAAAAAACGGAAAATATTTCTGTGAGCACCCGCACACACAGCGGGCAGGGTGGGGGGCAAGGGGGTCGGTCTGGCCCGCCGGCTGCGCGAGATTGTGCGGATTTTGCAACCTATCGGCGGTGTTTGTCGCATAACGTATATTATGGAAGTGTTTTAGCCCTGTTGACCCCGCGTAACTATTTGATTTCATTGGCAACGCATAAGTTGTGTGCAGCATTGGTTGTATTTCCATGTCAAACCCTCTTCATTTTGTAGGCTGTCTGCTTCAGCAGCTGGTTAACCTGGACGTTCTTGCTGCTGCCTATCGCCCGGCTCACTGGCTTGGCAAAGTATCCCAGGCCGCGTGCAAAGTCCCTGGCGTTCTTGCGGCAGTAATCATGGTGGTTCTGCAGTATCTCTGCCAGTTGTGGCAGCTCCAGGCCGTCTCTGACCCAGCTCTGTGCCAGGTCAAAGTCCCGGTCATTCCATATCCGGGGCGTGCCGTACGCATCTGCAGCTCTGAGGAACAACTCACATAACTTCCTAGCATTTCCCTTTATATCGTTATTATTACTCGTTAGTGTCTCGTTTAGTGCAACCTCTGATGTTGCACGTCTGTCAACCTCTAGTGTTGCACCTACCTGCAACTCCTGATGTTGCACCTGTCCTTTAGCACCTGCAACCTCTGGGGTTGCACCTGTTAATCCAGCTTCACGTTCTGCTAGTTCCATTTGTTCTTTGGCTGATAGGTTGCTGCGCTGTTCTTGTTCATCCATGAGCTGCTCTCCGTACTTTACTTTGAACGTGGTTGTCTTTTGGTCTTTGTATTGTTTGCGCGCGTGTACGATGTAGCCCTTGTCCAGCAGCTTCTTTATCTGTCGGTTGACTGCCTGTCTGCTGATACCCAGGTCTGATGCTAGTCTGCCCTGGCTCACGAATGTCCGGCCGAGCTCGTCTGTGTAGCTGCATATTGCTGCCAGCACTGAGAGCGCAGCTGTTCTGTTTATTTCTGGGTCGCGTACTGCTTCTATTGGTAATATGCTGTACCGCCGCAAGTCTTTGCTGCGTATTGTTGGCGGCTTCATGCTCCAACCACGCGGCAATAGCCTGGATTAGTTCCGGCTCTGTCCATAACTTACGTCCTTTCTCAAACGTGTAGGTTTCTGCTATGCGAAAGACGCCCCATCCATCGCGTATGCAATCTATATACAGCCAGGCTGCGTGTTCTGCTGCGTCACTCATCCCAGGTCGCAGTCACAACCAGCAGCGGTTGTCCGTATGTTTTCTTTATCTGTAAATCATAAACCTGGGCATCGTCCAGATAAACAATGCCATTGAAGGCGTCTAAGACTGCCTTTGCTACATTATCTATGTCTGGCCTACCTGGTCGATAGACGCCCACTGTAGCGGCTTCCTTGCGCCATTTAGCCCATGATTTAGGTATTTCAAACTGTGCCAAGATAACCAGCCGCACCGGCGTTGCTGCCGGCTCTATGTCAGCCATCTCTATATAAGCAGCGTTTGCTATCTTCTTTTCGTAATCCCTGGTCTTGGCCGGCGTGTATGCCCGGCCGTTGCCAAACCTGGGCCGGCCCTTGCCTACTGGCTGCCCTGGTATTGCTACATGAACCTGTTTCACGATACCCGCTCCCGGTTCCTGGCCAGCCAATCCTGGACGGCTGCTTTCATCTCGGTGCCATGCACGCCCATGCCCTTTTGCATCAGCTCGACTGCGATTGATGCCTGGCTTTTGTTCTGCGTCCGGGCCAGCGTTTCTATTTCA